ACCATTTACAGTTAGACTACCAGTAACGGTTACAGCTCCCAATATACTTAAACTACCACTAATGCTACCATCGTTGTATGTGTTATCACCTAAGACAACAGAACTAGCAGAAATTTGATTGAACGTAACATCATCGGTTACTGCTACAGGTTGACCGATTGATATTGTTTGATTTAAAGTAGAGCTACCATTGAACTCAATTCCACTATTTGTTAATGTAACACCAGTTCCAGCTGTAAATATTAATGGATTTGTTACTGTAATAGCTATATCCGATACCGTGGTGCCTGGTGAAGAAACTGAATCTGATAGACCTTCTGTGAATTGTCCACTTCTACCAGTAGTATTATTTATTATAGCATCAGATTCCATACCAAATACAAGTTTTTTTGGTGTTATAAATTTTTGTGTGGTTGAACGATGATCAAAATTACCCTTTGGTAACAAGTAACCTTTTAGAGTAACTGTAAAATTTGTTCTTACCAACCTTTCACTATCACTTAATTCTGTCGCGTCTGTAAAACTTTCTACATTTGTTCTAAATCTTAGTTTGTTAGGATCACCCCAATATGCACCATCTGAATATACTACTCGTTCTACTATTTTGTTCATTTGTTCTATATAAGTTGTCCAAATAATAAAATCATATGTTAATGTAACATAATCTGGTAGCATTACGTTATAATATTCTCGTTGAGGTATAGTTCCTATTTGAGTTTGAAAATTATCATACCTATTTGTGGTTGAAAATTTCTTTTCAAATGTGTAAAAATGTCGTGGATTATTAGCATCTAATTTATCTACTGGTAAACTTTCGTCTTTTTCCAATCCAGTTCTACGATAAACAATTACAGGTGTGATTACTTTTTGTTTTTTATCTCTTATAAAACCGTCTTTAGTTATTGACTTCCATCTTTCAGGTGAAGCATACATAACTGGTACTTTTACATTCTCACCGTTATCTTCTACCGATGGTTTTATAACTTCATTAAAATAATATAATATGGAACTATCCATATCCATAAGAGTTACTTCAGCATTTTTTATATTCTCGTTTTTTCTGGAATACAAATACCCTCTGTTTATAACTCTTTGTTTTCTTGGTAATGGTTTATTAGACTCACTTCGATTTGACATTATATACTTCTCACCCTTTCAATATTTAAGTTAGATATTCTAACCAAGAATGTATTACATATGACAGAATGGTTAAAATCTGTTTGTCCACCTACTCTTTGATTTTCATTAACAGAAGATACTTCCCAATATCCACTATTCCAATCAATAACATCTCCTATCTCTACAACATAACTTATATCAACTAATGATTGTCTTACAAAAGAAAACAGAGCTGTTTGTTGTAAATCTGGCCCAAACTCATCTGTGGTTGTTGATTGATCGTCAGCATCGACTATCGATGTAATTTCAACACCAGCTTTATAAACTTTTCCCTCGGCTGATTCCCCATACATATTCGTTTCTGTATCATATACAGATACCTTGTATATCACTACTGGTTGGTAAATTATACCATCTTGACCAGAGTTTAAATCTCCTATCAACTCTTTATTAAATTTGTCAAAAGTATCTATGTCTTTTTGTGAATAAAAACGACTTGGCATTTAATTATCCTATAAAAATTGGAATTGGAACTTTACTTAATTTTTCTTGTAAGAATTCAGCTTCATCTTTATCAGCTTCTAGTAAAGTTTTTCGACTCATCTGTTCTAAAATTTCTCTTAATTGTGAAACCAACGCTTCCTTTTCAGTAGCTGCTTCTGCTCTCAATGCGTCACCGTCTAATGTTGTTTCAGCACCTGGTATTGGTATAGCTCCATACTTAGAACGAATAATACCAAGTAGTTCTTTACATAAAGCTAATCCATATTTTCTAATCCATTGTTTACCAACATCATTAATAAATTGATATTGCATATTATCATATGGAACATTTGAGTAATCTGAAACCACATCAGCAGAACCACTATACTCTGTAAATAATGGATTATCTCTATCAGAGGTATCTATGTAATCAAAATGTAGAGTGCTACTTTCTGTTGGGTCTGGAAAAATTCTTAATTTATTATTTACTAGTGTAAAACTATAAGCTGATTTTCTTATGGAATCATTTAACTCTATAGCTTGAACCCTAAGTAAATCTTCAAATATAGGCATGAGAGTAAATGATACTGCTGGTGAATATCCACCGAAACCAAAACCTTCAACCATATTTAAAGTACCATATCCAGTTGTTGCATATGGATCAAAAAATCTTTGCATAGCTGGAGTACCCTCGTAGTAAACTCGTTTTACTTCTATTGAACCACTACCACTTCCATCAACCACTAAAGAATTTAAGTCATATTCTTGACTACCACTTGATATTGTTATCGATGCTTTTTTAATATCGACATTACCACCGACACCAGCTTCAGTACCATATTGTTTTGATAAGAATACACTTCTACCCATAGTTGGTGTAACTCTTTTATGTGTAACATTATTACTTGAACCAGTTGCTTGACCAGTAAGATGTAATAAATTGTCTTTTATGTTAAATTGATTTACTTGTGCTGAATATTCTGATGTGGATTCTTCAAAACAAGCATAAAAAGAACCTGATTGTAATTCAACTGACATAATCGGATGACCCAATCTACGAGCACACCAATCTGCAAACTTATCTATATCAGAAGAAAAGGTTGAATCGGAGTCATATAATCCCCACGGTGTTTGTCCAGTTGCAAAGGAACTACTTCCTTGCCAAATTACTTCTTGTGCCATAAAAATCTCCTAAGTATACAATTAGTCAATAATAAATATAAGAAGTGATAATATTACATAAAAAAAGGGGAGCCGAAACTCCCCTTTTTTATTTTTGTACTCTAGGTACAGTCTTAGTTGAGGTCAACTATTTAGACATAGTTTACATCAGCAACAATGACTTTTCCGTAGAATTCAGGTCTTACAATCTTCTTTGCATAACGAGTCATAACACCTTTACGTGGAGTAAAGTTCTTAGGATCGTATACAAGAGGAGTCATAATTAACGGAACATACGGAGCATACACAGCACCAGTTTCTAGGAAGTTACTTCCACGGAAACCAACCAATATCACGTTTTCAAACTGATAAGGGTTTTTGTAAACTGTATATCTGTTGTTCAATAAACCAGTCTTTTGAACACCCATTGCGTAAGATTTGTTAGTTGAAGCTCCATCACTATCTGTTGCATATCCTGGAATTGATTCTAGGATTGTAGCAACCTCAGGACTTACTACGATGAAGTTTGCACCACCACGTAGAGTTTTCTGATGAATTGCATTAGAAACAGATTGTATCTTGTTACCAAGAGTCTGGAACCAATCACCTTTGGTGTATGCATTAGATGCACCAGATGATTCGTTAAACAAGTTAGTTACTGAATTAAATTCATGTCCTACTCTTGCTGACCAGCGTTCTGTCTTAGCGTTAGCATTCATGTTAAGCATGTCAAGGATTTCTAAATCGATTTCCATTGATACGTACTCACTTAATAGTGAAGTAAGTTCAGCTTCAGCATCAACACTATGATAAGCGTTAAGGTCTTGAGCAAGCTCAGGAGTCCAAACAGCTTTCAACTTACGTGTCTTAGCAACGATAGCTTCACTTTTTAGAGCGATGTCGATTTCAGGAATATCGATATCTGTTTCAGGATTAGCATCAATCTGAGTGTTAGTAGCTTCAAAATCACCACGTTGTGTAGCGGTTGGAGCTTCATGATATCTAACACCAAAAAGTTGCCCGTCAGCTGCAGTAATCTTAGCAAAGAAACTCGCAGTTGTTACGTTATTGATATCATCAACAGCAGAATATGCTGGGAATGTTGACGTAACTCCTGAACCACTAAGTTCAAAAGAACGTACAGCGTTAAAGTCAGCACGGGTAAATAAACCAGCACCAACTGAAACTTTTAATAGTGTACCGTCAGCAACTGAAGCACTTAAATCTGGCTCAAACTCTACTTCTTTCCACGTAGCAGAAGCGGTAGTCATACCAAGAGGTGTGATTCCTGTTGCTTCCTTATCATTTATTG